CCAAGGCGTACCGTCCGCAGCCTTTCGGCTCGCGGTCTGGCATCGTCGGCCACTTGACGAAACATCGTCGGTCTGGACCATTGTTGCCAGTGACTTTCACAATAATACCAATACCATACAGCTTCGGGTTTGCTACGGCTGGTCTCATTCGTACCAAGTCACCGACTTGCACTGATAACCTCGTAATCATTGGCATTTCTCCACCCGAGCACGTCCAATGTCGTAAACCATAGTTTCGACCCATCACCTTTCAGCGAACGGTCGGATACAGCAATAACCAACTTTGGCAGCAAGGTCGACTTGTGCTTGGCGTTCTTATGCATAACCAAATCACCGACATTCATTGATAATCTCGCAGCCTGACTGAACCATCCAGCGAATCTCGCCGGTCTGGTCGATGGCTTGCACGGTGTCGCCATGGATATTGATATACAACACAACAGCAATAGATACGGGAGGCGGGAGCTTTAGGGGATTATACTTAATCAAATCACCGACTTGCATAGTTGATAACCTCCAAAACTGTACGTTCGGGTTTTGTAACTTCTCCGTCGGTCCATTGGACGTGGCACCTAATGCCAACACATTCGACGATTACGCCAACTTGGCCCACGGGTTTACCCCAATATCCGCGTTCGGCAACTGCCAAGCCATCGAGCCTCACTAGGTCACCAATGCGTGGCTTTCGCCAACTCATTCGCGCCACCGAAGGTGCTTTGGCTTTTGATGCTTCGGCTTACGACGACGACCCTTGCGAAGGTCGTCGGAACGCTTGTGATGGGGCCCGGCCTTGCCAGCGTGCATCACTCGTGCGTCAATCGTTGTGCGTTTCATATCTAAACCATAAGAACGGGCTTTAAGGAGTAAATCATCATTTCTGATATTTCCATGAATCAGCGATTTCTTGCCAGTCGACGTTAGCCAAACTATCTCCGTCGGGAGTTGTTTTGCCCCACACGTATCCACAAAAGTTTGCAAACTGTGTGGCCTCGGTCATCTTTAGCGATGACATAAGACCGTAGGTGGTTTCATCGTTGCCAAGCCAGTGATTTACATTCCACGTTGCGCGGTTTGTCCACCCATTATAATCTTCTTTGTCCATCACGCTGCAACTATAATCACGAATCCTCGTTGGTAAAGGCTGAAGGTACATTTTTGTGAAAACCGATCGGCTGCTTGGCGTCCGGTGTATTGCGTACAGCCATGACGACGGCGGCCTTGTGCGCCTGCTTAATCGTTTCAAACGTCAAGCAGGCCTGTTCAAGACCGGCTGCACAAGAATACAAGATGTTGATTAGACTCTTCATTTACTTATCCACGATGACGATTCGTTCATTAGTCTGAAAATAAGGGTTACTGCCATTCCGACTATCGGTCATCCACATACGTGGACACTTGCTAGACTTGGGCTTTGGAGCACACATATCGGTCAAACAAATGTGACCGTCATACTTGCCCTTATTGACAAAGTCAGTCGGCGGATTAAAGTCGGTTCCGCCCCACATCACACGCTCTTTCTTGCGCTTCTCGCCTTTCTTCCAAACGTAAACCTTATCCTCAGCAACCTTTGTGTCAAAGGGAATCACGGTAAACGTGGCAATCTCAGATAGCTTGTTAAGCTCAGAGTAAAATGCTGCCAGCATCTCATCCGAGACAGAGCCAGACTGGTCAATGCTGATTGCGATATTAGCAACGCGCTCGACCTTGCGACCGGGATGAATGTAAGCGTAACGCTTGTTCAGTCGTCGGGGAGTGCTACGCTTATTGGACCGTTGGGAGCACTTGACGAACCATCGAAGCACCTTGCGCCAATCGACTTTCGTCGATAGCTTATCGATGATTTCCTTGCGGACAGAAGAGGATACAGTGCCCCAACTATTAGACTTTGCAGCCTCATTAACGGCATCTTTCATCGCCTCCTTCAGACGTTCCTTCGCGATTTCTTTGGTAGCCTCATCACAAGATTCGCCACCCCAATCAGCATGACTGTCAAACTGACCGGCATTATCAGGGTCAAAACCCTGGCCGCCGCCTTCACCTTCGCCGCCTCCATTCTGGTCGTCGTCGGCCTTTTGCTTCAACTGCTCATAATACCATTCGCCAGTTTTGTTGGCCGGAAGACCCTCAAATGGACCCTCGTCAGGAAAACAGCACATTTCCGGCAGCTTATCCTTGCCAATCAAACAGTTGATTGAAAGGTCCGTTGCGATATTCCACAACTTGAAAAGCTGCATCTTATCTTTTGGCACATTACCGTTGTTAGTAAAAACCCCAGCAAGCTCATCAGGCAGTCGACCAGTAACATGCTCGAAAATCAGATGATAAAACTCATGAATGAGGACACCAGACCTTTGAGCGTCAGTCAGACCTTCAAAGAAGTCTGGATTATACATCATCTCGAAATATCCGGTGTCGGGATTCACACGCACACCAGCAGTCGGGATGCCCTTAGACTCCTTCTTCTCGATACGACGAGAAAGCGCAGCAAAGAAAGGCTCGCGCTGTAGGAGTCGAAAGATATGGTCGTTTAGAATAAACATGAAGACCTCCGTCTTACGTTATAACTATAGGAACGGTAACAAAGCAGTAAAGAAAAATGATGACAAGGGGGCTGTTTGCTCGCAGTGCAGCCTTGCTATCTAGTTTTTTGATTAGTGGCGCTATCTTAACGCGCCCCCGCCGAAACTAGCAAAGTGGCGGATTTATTAATAAACTCCCTTGTCATCGCCTCACAAAACTCCTAGGAATCCTTGCCTGTAAGCATTTGAACCATGCGCGCCGAGACCTTTGTTCCGTCCGTTGCAGTGGCCTTATGGAGGCCAATCACGTTGGCGTTGTCACCCTTGCCGAGCACAGTCCACAACTTCATTGCAGCTTCCGAGGGCAGCGTCACAAAGTAATCTGCCAAGTTCTGAACCTGATTATCAGCTAGCTCAGAGTCAAACGTCTCACTGGCTTCCATTTTTTCAATCAGGGCACAGTGCTCATTGATTCCGAAATCGGAAGTCTTGGCGACCTGTCCATCATCCAGAATCATCTCAATGGTCACTTGGCGCTCATAGTTCTGAGCAAAATCGTTGAATGCGACAGCAGCCTCCATCCCGACGAAAGCAGCGGACAAGTGATAAACGCCAGCGTCACTCTTGGAATCTGGCGTAAGAAAGCCAGCGCTAACCAAGCAATCATTCAAGCGCTTCCAAGAACGACGGGACGGATAAACCTTGTTGGGTTCAAAGTCCTCGCCATGCTCAAGATGCGAGCGATTTTGATTGATAAAGTCCCAAATGAGACCATCGACATTATCCTTACCCCAATCAAGCCAATCCTCAACGGTAGGCTCGACATCGAACACGGTCCAGCGGTCAAGCTCGGCAGGGTCCATCTCACCAACCTGATACTGTGAACCATGCTCGCCGCCATTAACAGCAGCAATGATAACGGTATCGGGATGAATGGGCTTGCCAAACAACTTGCGTGAATCCGTAAGCTCGAAGAGACCCTGGCGGACCTCATTTACGGCGCGGTCGACCTCATCGAAGAAGAGGACCACTGGCCTATCACAAGCCTCCTGAAACCAATCAGGAGGACAGAAAGAAGTGATATCGCCGTCAGTTTTGGGAAGGCCAATCAGATCGCCCTCGGTCATCTGAGATGCGCGGCGCTCGACGACGGGCATATCGAGATCTACAGCAATCTGATATACGACCTCGGACTTGCCAACGCCATGGCGACCACGAAGCAGCACGGGCTTGCGTACAGCAATAACATGCGGTGCGACGTTTCGGAATGTTTTGAAATCAACAGCCATTTTACTCTCCTATAATAAGTAGTGGCTCGTCTTACACTTAAAAGATAAGAACGGTTGAATAGTAGTAAAGAACTTTTTAGACCGGGCGAGTCAAAATCGCGTGGCCTAGGCTAACGCCAGTAAAGATAGCGTAACAAACAGTCAAGGTAACAAAATCCATTATAAACTCCTATAGTTCATGGATTAAAAGTAAGTGGTAGCATCGGAGGGACTCGAACCCTCAATCCCAAAGGGCGACGGATTTTAAGTCCGTTGCGTATACCAGTTCCGCCACGATGCCTCAACACCCAAACTATAAGAACCAGTTTAGGCAAGTAAAGCTATTAATCAGTGGCCCATTCGTATCGAATGATGCGACTGCTGCCACAAGCCACGCAGTTGGCGTCACAAGCAGGACGGGAGGAGCGTGGCTTTCTGTAGTATTTACAGCCACATGAGCCACAGTAGTAGTTGTGGGGCTTCTCTTTCTTCTTAGGGGGTGGTGGCCACATTCTAAATCCTCGCTTTCTTGAGCCATCGGACTTCCGTCTCGATGGTCTCGGCAGTCCCAACAGGGAGCACAATCACAGGAATGGCACCCTTTGCAGCCCCGGCAACCTTGTCGGGATAATCGATAATCATGACCATCTTGTTCATAAAGCACTTCTTTACCGGGTGTGCAGTCTGGCGAATCTTCGCCATCGTTCCTACAGGAAAAGTAGGAACCGAGTTCATGTTGTCAAGCACTTTTGCGACATACTTGTTTTCGACCATGGCGCGGTACTGCTTTTCGGTAGGAATGTGGCCATCGTCGTTCAGAATACGACCAGCCAAGTCTGCAAAATATGGCGGATTATTCAAATAATAACGCGCAGCAATGCACATTTTGTCGCGCATTTCTTGAGAAAAGCTATCATTCCAAGACTTTCGTGCAGCCTGCACAGCAGGGTCACGATTCTTCTCGATGCGCTGAACAATAGATTCTTGTTTGGCAGTCAAACTTCCGTAACGATTCACGCTATCCTTGACGGAGGCGAGGAAACTCTTTTCCCAATCAGAAAGACCAGCGCTGCTAGCAAGAATCTTGTTAATACGAGTGATAAGTTCAGGATTCGCTTTTTCTCGGCGTTGTCGCATAATAGTCTCTCGTCGAGGTGCACCAGAGTTCCAACTCATTTTGCTCTCCGTATCTGGGGTACGTCTAAACTATAAGAACAGTTTTCTGAGGGTCAAGGCTTAAAACGCAATATGTCGACTAATGAAAATATCATTTTGAAAGCCCCAACCTTTTTCTGTAAGGTCGTCGTTATCTTCGCCAATGCGGATAAACTTGAAGTATTCGCCCCACTGGTCGTCTGTGCCGTCTGGCCGTTTTGGAGGCTCAGGCTCTCCGTACTCAGAGAGATCATCGGCCTCCAGTGCATCGATGAAACCATTGAGAACATCGATTTCTGGATAACCCTCATACCACTTGATATGACTCCAGTGCATAAACCAGTCACCGGGTTGGGCGTAACCAGAAGAGAAATCGTCTGCGTCGTTGCACAACTCCAGCACTTTCGGATACTTTGCTTGCAAAGCCATGAAGGCTGACGCTGCTTCGGGTGCGATTGCCAATACTACTTGTGAACGGTAACCCATTATTCTCTCGTTCTCCTATACTTCGTTTTGCCTATTTGATGAAAACAAACCCCTTCATCGATTCTTCTATAGAGAAGGTCTTTGCCAACGCCAAAGGGCCCGCCCATGCCATTCTCTCCAAAAGCATAATACCAAATCTTCTTGGGTGTTTCCTTGTGGACGATTCCGATAGTCTTATTATCGTCGACATAGAGCAGATCTCCAGGCTTGACTTTCCACTTCACCGTCATCGGGGATCCTCCCACAAACGCCAGCCCTGGTCAGTTATAGACACACCGGCTGACATTGTATATCTGGGTTTCTTGTGGGACGCAAATACCTCTGCACCGTCAGGCATCCTAACAAGATATTGCGAACCTCGGATATGTTCCATGACGAGGGCGCCTACAAAATCTGGCTGAGAGATAATAGAGCCCACCAGGGCTTGTCTCTGGCGTGCCCATTCGGCTCTGGTTTCGGCAGTCGCGGGGATCTGCCCACGTCGATTCTTTATTTTGTCTCTTCGTTTCATATCCAAACTATAGGAACGATATTTTCAGAGTTAAGGGGCGACATGGGAAATAATCATAATCTCCCAGTTTTCGCGTACTTGCACGCGGTGGGGCTCGTTATCGCCCCACGGCTTGCGCGGAATAGTACGGTCAGGGCCAAGCCAATGCACCGTTACGTCATAGCGTTCTTTTTTCAACTGGCAAAGCAACTTGGCCTTGTGCTCTTTCTCAACGTGCTGTTTCGCAAGCACAATACCGTGGACCCTGGATTCAGGATGCCACGCTTCACGTACAATCGCACCGGGCTGTAGATTCCTGGCGTCTTTCAGGTTCATCGTCGGCGGCCTTCAATAAAATCAGTCTTGTCGCGAGAAAAACTATCTTCGCGCGCGCGACGCTTGTTCGCATTGTCACTCATTTGTTCAGCCGTCAAAGACCCAACATCATTATCAAAAATAGCTTTTTCGGCCTGAAAGACTGCTTCTGCTAGATGCTTTCGATTATTGCTTTGAAGTGTGACCTCGGCGCGTTCGATAGCTTCGGGCGCGGCGCCAGAAGTGCGGTCAAGAATACGATTTGCAATAGAAAGAAAAGTCTCAAGTGATTCGCGAGGAATCGTGATTGAATCGTTCATTAGAACCTCCATGGAAAAACTATAAGAACAAAATACTGAGAGTAAAACTACTCATCATCATATGAAACGCCATGGTAGTCATACGGGCGCTCCTTCTCAAAGTGTTTGCTCGCGACGGCGGCAGCAATGCAGCCAGGAATCGTAAGAAAATCATTGGGAAAAGAAGCCTCGACAGGAGACACCAAACGATATTTCTCGCGCTTGATTCGATTTTCGCGTATATAATCCTCCGCACCGTTAATATCTGCGATATCAACAAGTAGGCTGTTCGTGTGAAACTCGCCGCGAGGGTAGTATTCAGTGGGGGCCAAGGTGCGCGAACAAACAACATCACGAAACTCATGACTCTCGCCAGTAGCAATCTCGTGGGTGATGTATTCCCATTTGATATTTTCGATGATGGCAAGTTCTTCTTCGGCATGGTCGCGCCAGTTCTTAACGCTCAGGAGAGCACCAATGCCCAGGCCGGCCTCTTCAAACTTCTCGGCGAACTTCTCGCGAGCAACCAAAGCCTTATTGGCATAATCACTCATATCACCCTTCTTGCTCATGCAAGTACGGCGAGTGTGTCCAGGCGCAGAACAATAAGAGCACTTGCGATTCTTGCCACGGTTGACAGTCTTGCTCAACTCTGCCTTGTGGCGATCGAGATTGCGCTGCGCGTAGTTGCGCTCCCAATCGTCACAGAAGTTGTCGTCTGCGATTTGCTTTTCGTAGTCGGCAATCATGTCCTTGTGATTCTGCTTCTTCGCCTCGCACGAACCCTTATTATGTCCAAGCTCGTAGCAATGGCCGCACCGAACAGTGCGCTTGTAGTTTCCGTTTTTATCAGTAGTGTACGACATTTCAACCCTCCGTTGTGTCGTTTACGCTATAAGTATAGTTACGCAGCTTGAAGAGTCAAGAGCGCGTCCAACATATCAACAGTTCTTGGGAGTCCATCGCCCACTGGATAAACCCAGCACTTTGAGCCCCACGGACTATAAATGTTTGTATTCTCTTCACAAAAAACCTCTAAAACGTGGTTAAGTTCAACGTCTTCCAAGATATATTCTGGGGTTTCGTCGGGTTCCTCTTCGTGAATGTTATAAGCCACCCCAGCCTCGACCAACAAAACCATCATATGTTCCGTCAGTTCTTCGCCGGAGAGCGGCTCGTCGGAAAAAGAGTTCTCCGTAAAATACTCATAGCACGATGGATCATCGATGTGAGCCTGCATCTCAACATAACCATTTTTAAGTTCTATGAGGTGCATTTCAACTCCATTGTCATACCAGCCAAGATATCTGTGAGTAAAGCAGTTAATCACTTTCTCGTAGATATCCTTGCCATACTTGGGCTTAAAGATCCAAGATGATTGCATGTTTTTTACCTGCTATTTTGTGTAGGTTTTGGTGTGAGTGCATCGCACCTCACCAGTTGAGCCAATATGCTTGCATGTTTCTTGATGATGCACGCGAGTCGGCTTAATGCCAACTGACGGCATTGGAACGTAGCAACCAGAAGATAAGAACGAAAATACAAGAGTAAAGATAATCTTTTTCATTTTATTCAACCGCCTTCAAGTAGGGGATTCCATTCGGCAAATCTCCGCTGACGATGCCGCCATGCTTCGCGCACACAACTGTTATAACATTAGTCGGCACCCAGCCATAAACCGTGCCGGTATAATCTTCCTTATCACTCGCATAAGGAGCTAACAACTCTTCGTAATAACTAGGAAAGCCGACTTCTACGGCATCATAACTTTGAGCGTTGCTTGACCGTGGCGAACAATAGTTGTGTTCGCTAGCCTGCACACTCATCTCGAAGCCATCGGCACAGATGATTTTTTCATTCATTTATTTCTCCGTCTGGTCGGCCCGGTGGGACTTGAACCCACGACTCCCACCTTATAAGGATGACGCTCTAACCTCTGAGCTACGGGCCAGTAATCTGTTTACACCGCAATCATAAGAACCAAAGGGTTCTAGTCAAGACTCAGAAACGAGAAGCAGCGTTTCTTCTCGTCGACTGTGTTCTTCGCCCTCAAGTATATATAATCTAACAGGTTTTCCATTCCGCTCGCTTTCGATGACTTCAATAATCATCTTGGCCGGATAGATTTCTTTGTAGTTTGAATAAGCCGAAGGTATTACTAAGTCACCGACTTTCATTAGAGTACCACGATTGGGAGTTCGGCGACGTCTATTAAACTATACCAAGAGCCGCCAAGTTGTCCGTCAATAAGATCGGAGCCCCACACAACTCTCCATTGCAGCCCGGTGTTGTCAGCAGACGGTCTGGTTTCGAGCACATGGCCGATGCCATTGTCGATAGGATCGTCCTTATGCGGAACATATTGTACCAAATCGCCTATCTTCATGTATCAAACATAAGTACAGATTATGAGGAGTAAAGGACTTCGATGTGTTTTCCGTTAACGTCTATCGGAGGTCCAGAGGATATGTTCCACTGAACGAAATACAGTGGTCGATATTCCTTGTCGGGCGGGCCTCGGTCGATCTCAACCAAGAGGCCAATATCGCCTTCGTCGAAGGTATAGGTATCTTCCGTCGCAATCACAATATCATTTACTTTCACTGATAACCTTCAACTCTATAACGTCGTACCACATGCGATCGTCGTCGAACCACTGTACCTCGAAGTAGACTACGCCGTCGTCATTCTCGTGGGAATCCAGTATTACACCTGTGCCCATTAGTTCTGGTGTGTGGTTGTTACGAACTACTAAATCACCGACTTTCATTATGGATTTCCCATAATGTTTTCGTCATCGTCGATGAGGGGGCTCAACCTCAGTTCATGTTGAGGGTGTGTCTCTTGGTGGTCGCGGTCTGTGAACTGCACAGTCGCGTCGTCACCACCGACGAGGCGCGTCACTATCCCAGGCGTAGCACAGCCATCTCTAATATCATCAACATGCCAAACTAAATCACCGACTGTCATTATAATACCTCGATTGCGTTTCTCGACAGATCGTGTTCATATCCAAACTGCGGAAATAAAACCCTGTGAATCCCAACGGGGCGCACCTTTATAACAATGCCGAACTCACCTTTAATATAGTGGAGCATTTGTACGGCGGCGCCATCTTCAATATGCGACGAGCCGGGTTGGAATACGCATCGAACTAAGTCGCCTACTTTCATGCAACAACCATAAGAACCAAAAAATCAAAGTCTAGGCTTCTTGGATTATTATTACCAAGCCTTCAACCAAAGCATCTTCGCCAAGGTCACAGTCGTAGGGAATACTCGGCCACTTTATCTTCCACGAGGGCATCATGCCATCTGGGTATTCCGCAAGTTCGCCCGGGACACCCACTTCATAGCCTGGACCAATAGCCACCACGAGACCTATTTCATCATCATGTGCATCTTGCACCAAATCACCCGGCTTCATTTAGAACCTCCAGCCAATCGTCGAGCATAATATCAGGCTGGCCGGACAGATGCTCGGGCGAGACCCATTCGACCCGCCAGCGGTGGAACCGTGTCTTGTGCTGCCGGTATACCACACCAACAGGGTAGTATTCTTCGCCACCATCTTCGTCTGGTCCCCATGCGTCAATAGATTTTACTAAATCACCGATTTTCATCATCTGCAACCGGGGCAGCGGTTATCGATCCATCGCTCAATCACGTTGCTGATAGCTTCCATGACGGCGCCGAAGTCCTCCTTGTCGTCGAGGCAGCGGGCCCTACATTTTTCCGCCAGTACCTCGCGAATGGCATTCTCAAGATTAAAGTTTTTATTTAGTTTCATTTACGACCTCCAAAAAATCGGGGCGGGCAAATAGTGTTGGCCAGGGGCAATCGGCCCACAGAATGTAAGGCCGCCAACCGCCGGTCTGGCAGCGAACAACTAGGCCGAGTTCATCTGGTGTTCGACCATAGGTTTCGCATACTCTCGGCGCGATTCTTACCAAATCACCTATCTTCATATCACAACCATAGGAACGAATCAATCTTCGTCAACACTATCCAAAATAATTCTGCTAGAAAATCCGCCGCGCTGCTCTCGCTTGTCCTCCGCGACACTCTCTACGCCGTCAATGTCTAGGCCGTGAAGATTGCAGAGGGATAAAAAAACCTCAAAGATATCAGCAGCTTCTTCATAGCACGGGCTGTCTATAAACTCCTGCATCTCCTCTTTCATCTTCTCAAAGAGCCACATTTCGTATTCATTTCGGGAACTTACGTGATAGCTACACGACCTTCCGCTTTCCTCAATAATGCGAGGGATTAAATCTCTAACTAGCTTCACTTACCAACTCCAACTCACCTTCATGCCACCATCCGATTTCGTGCCGGGTTGACCAATGGATTTCGTAATATACAATCCCGTAATCATCTTCGTAAGCATCTAAAACAACACCATATTTATACTTCTTTGTGTCGGCGCCGAAACTTCTGAGGATCCCTGGTCGCAAGCTAACAACATCACTTACTTGTATTGACATATCAAGGTTCCGCTGGTTCGCTAAGATTTTTCAACTCATAGGCCAGCGACCAGCCCGGTGCGGCCGGCCACGCTACCTTGACCATTTTTTTTCCGCAATCTATTATCAGCACTATCCCAAGGTCAGCGGTGGGAATATGTCTAACTAAATCACCGACTTTCACTTATGACCTCGATAAACTCTTCTGACATGGGTCCGTAACCGCTGTAAAGGCCTTTGGTTACAGGCAAAAGTTGCCAGTAGGCGCGTCCGTTACCTCGGTAGGAATCAGGGATAGCCTCAGTGATAATATAGTAACCAAACTTCGCTGGTAAAACTTGTACTAGGTCACCGACTTTCATTGACTACCTCTAAAATAGACAGTTGGTAGTTGCCAGCCGCCGTGTATTTGCAAGCCCATTCGATATAGGCAGCGCCGGTCTCAGGCTGTGAAGGGTGCGGTGAGCTAGGCAGTTCGATTATTTTCAGCACAATACCATGGGGGCTATTGTTGTGTCGCCTGAACTTTACCAAATCACCTACTTGCATTTACAATCTCCAAATCCTCAATGGCAATCCAATCGGTAATATCACCGTATTGTACGCAGACGTGATACATCTCTTTGTCGAATCGGGGGTGGCTGGCGACATTGACTACTAGGCCAAGACCAGCATAAAGTTCATCGTGGCATCTCACCAAATCACCGACTTTCACTAAGAGCCTCCGTCATCCACTTGCCAGCCCACATCGGATGCGCCAGCCAATCTTCAACGCCGCGAACCAAGGCGCCTCCCTTATCATTAAGTCTTATAACAACCCCAACAAAGGGTGTTATGCCAGGGCACGAAACGCGAACCAAATCACCGATCTTCACTTATAACCTCTAAGTCATTGAGATTGAACGTGTATTCGGCATCAAAAACTACCTTAACAAAAGTGAAGCCGACCACATCGGGCGCGTATACCTTCGTGACTACACCAATCATGTCTTCGTATAACCTACCCTTTCGGGTCTTTCGCATGGATAACCTTACCAAATCACCGACTTTCATGCTCTGCTCATTATGTGAAACATATCTTGTGAGGTGTTGAAATCTTGGGAGCGCCACGCATCGGTATACGTTTTGCCGCTACTCCAAGTCACTTCAATCATAAGCGAGTCGTCCATACCGCCGCCATAGTCCCAATAAGTAGCTATCACGACGCCGACATCTCCGTCAGAACATCCAATAATGTCACCTATTCTTGGGTATCTGGAGTTAACATGCTTCATGCTCTGCTTATAACCTTGAATAAACCAATACCACTCTTGCTTTTAACTTGAACGTAAGAAATGAGTTGATCGGCACCATAAATGCGATTACCGCTATCACCATACATGGCTGGGCGAGGGCCCGAGCCATTAGTGTTCCAATGAATTTTTATCATCTCGCACTGTTCGTCGTAAGCAACCACGTGCTTCATCGTACGAATTTCCAATACGATGCCGGTCTGCTTAGAGCCGGCAGTGTTATACCACACCAAATCACCAATCTTCATAAATGAAGTATAGAAACAGGTGGTCCAAAGTCAAACAAAAATTTCTCTCCGCTGTGATTCGTTACTGGCCGCTCAATTTTCTCATTATCACATCAGGTCGGCCATGTTTGTAGCTGTTGTATTTCAGATTCGGATTGATTGAGATTTCAAAGCTATCTTCAGCGGCAACCTCTGTTTCTTCATTCGGTAGCGTGTCGGGATCTTCATAAATCAAGTCTTCCAGCGCGCCTGCGTATACGCTTGTTGCCGGATCCATGACATCGATTGGGTCATAATTCCACCTTTCGGGCTTGTATTGTTCGTCCCATTGGTAAATCTCATAAACATCCGTAAAATCATATTTTCTATATAGGCCGCTCAAAAAACCGTCGAAATGATCTAGCCTGGCGCCCCCGACCTCCTTGGCTTTCTTCATAAATTCACTTCCAAGGCCTCTTAGGGCAGAGTTGTTGTGGACGCTAACAATATCATCACCATCTTTTATTGCAAATCCTGCGTTGTGTCCTTTCAAGAGATATAAATCCATTCTTACTAATTCTTCCGGCGAATAATAACTCAAAAATCCTGATCTTTTGCCAACATATAATGAATCGCGAAACCTAGATACAACATCACTCACTGGCTTCTCCGCCAGGCTTACTTCATATTCGAGTTTCATTGTCTCTTCTTCGGACAATACTGCACCGTCGGCAAAAACGGACATAGCAGACAGGGAATTGGAGGCTATTTCTGACAACCTATCACTTACCCTTACTTTAGACTCTGCAAGATATTTTCGCCAGCTTTCAAGTAGAAGTTTCACATTAATCTCCCGAGGGGAACAATATATTTAGCATATTATCAATTTTATGAAAAGTTGCCAGTTGTTCTTGCGACCATGATTCTGGTGCACCATATATTTCTTGCATATGTTCATCAATAAACTCTTCAATATCGTTGGCAATTGTCGCATTTTTTCGCTTTTCTTCCGTGCTCATCCACGGACCTTGAATGACATTGTTTTCCTTCAAGTGCGATCGCCAGCTTTCAAGTAGAAGTTTCACATTAATAATTAGTCCGGCTATTCTTAATCTTCTCGCGGAGATCCTTAATTAAATTATCGGCTTTCTCTTTGGAAGAAAAATTTGCGAGCGTTAGAATTGTTGAATTATTCTTGAAAAAGGATCTTACCAAGTAACATTCGTCATCTAACTTTGGGTCACTATATTTCTCTGACCATATTGCAGTAACTTCTTTCAAGTCAATACTGCATCCATCGTGAATTTTATACATCGTCTGTCCAGATAATTTTCTCTTTTTGTTTTCGCGTTAACTTCTTGAAATCATATTCGGCTTTTTGAGCGGAAGATCGATTCCCGAACGGCGTCGAATAAATAACTTTAACCGGCCTGCGCGTCTTCGTATATTTTGCGCCACGATGCGAAGTATTGTGCTCTTTAAGGCGTCTTCGCACATCGGTTGTCACACCGGTATAATAAGTACCATCGGAGCAGAGTAAAACATATAAAAACCAGTGTTTAATCAAGATAAAACTTCTAAATATGTACGTGAGACCATACTATACATTCCGTTAATCCATTCAACTGCACAGTTAGTTCCAACGCACTCGCTAATGACACCTAGAAGACGGTTTTGAATATAGCCCTCCGCGTTATGGGTATCGTCCTCGGTACATATGTGCGTGACATATGCTTCTGTGACACGCACAAGATCTCCAGTTTTTGGCTTTTCTGTCTTCACATTCATAATGTAAGAACAGGCTACTTAAAGGAAAAGATAAAATCTCGCAAAGATCTGCGGGAAGGCGAAATAACGATGTGATGAAAGCCCTTGTTGATTCGCGAGACAAGACCAATGATTTCACCGGCTATATTAAGAATCGGGGCTCCAGATGAGCCAGGGTAAGCCGGAATGGTAAAAACAGACATTAAACTATCACCGCCGGCAAAATGTCCAGAAACGACTGGAATTAAACCTTTTCCGGCTACTCCATCGGGGGCCATCATACTCCACACCACCTTACCTCGCGATGGACTTTTAGACGCAATTGGTATCGGATCCGCCAATAGGGTTCGATCAGTCGTCATTAAACAAATATCCTTCGAAGGATGAATGTCTAATTCAATTGCGGCATATATATTTTCTTTGTCATCGTGGACAGTCACAAGAACTTTATCAAGAACTTCAGATTGCGCTGCGTTATTAAGCATTTCACGAACCCCAGCACATATATGTCCAGCCGTTAAAATTTTATTCGAACCAACAACAGTTCCAGACCCAAAGCCGGTTTCCAACAAGCAAGTGATACAATTTGCTTTATATCGCTTCGCCTTAATTTGTACAAAAGAATCAAATGGAATATTTGGTTTTGTGTCGATGTACACGCGAGTGCAGGAACAAAAAATCATTGAACACAACACAACTACAATATATTTCAGCTTTCTGTCTCTCATGTCGTATGCCAGATGCGAGAATCACATTTCCGCCACTTGACCACATTGTCTAGACATTTGACGTAAATATAGTCTATGTTGCCATCATCGAGGCTATAAACGTAATACGGCGAAGTATCTTTTAAGAATTCAGATTCATTGTTCATGGGCGAAAAAATACGATAACCGCCTTTGGTACCGGCGATAATAATTTGGTTGTGCAGATCTCCATGAGAACAAGATTGCATATGCTCTAGCATGTGACTAGGATATCCATCATATTGGCAGAAAACACCAATATACTTCCCATTTTCTTTCTCAACAAAAATGTTACTTTGCGTACCCATTCAAGTCTCCGTACTCTCTACTCATCATCCGATTTGAATACTCTGCGTATCACAAGAAACGAACCGATGTTAATTATCACAAGTGCGAAGAACCAAAGTAATTGTATTTCCACTAGCACCTGCTCCTACCATAAGAACACATATGGTAAATGAAAATATTATTTTTCCATTTCATCTAGCTCATCCAAAAACCATTGAAAATCAGTATCTTCTGCGAGCATTTCAAAATCAGACTGCTCAAGACAAGAAGAATAATGATCACGCAATATCTTTACATTGGCTAGAATATTTTCAATTAAATTTAGTGTGATTTCACAATCATCTGTCATAGGTCAGTGCCTGCCTCCACCAATAATTTCCTAATATTATCTATGCGTGTATTTAATTTTTCTTCTTTTTCTGTTAAAATCGCAGTTTTTAAGAGATATAACTGCTTCTTTGCTTCTTCAATCAAAAGAAGTGCCTGGGACGGCACATAAACTTTCATTCAAGCTGCTCCTTTTTACTTTTTTTAAAAGTTTTTTCAAACTTCAGGCGTTCACGAAATTCTAGGTTTTCTGCTAACATTTCTTGCATTTGAGCTACCACCTCATTTAAAAGGCGCATAACTTTAAAATCTGTAGCAAACACAGAGCCATTTTTCATCTGTTCGGCATAACTTCTTGCTTCCATAATCAGCGTGAGTCTTTTTTGTATAGTCTTTTTCATTCATTCTAGATGCGGTTTTTGTCTTCCGAAAAGAAGATCTCTACATTATTAGGTAGTTGTGTGATAATGTAATCACGCATTTCTTTTTCGCTTTCAAGTGATATTAAATTAGAATTGTGGTATAGTTTCCACTGTTCCAATTTTCGAACAACATCCATTTTGTTAATCACAAGCTTGTTGACTGAATTGAGAACAATATTTTTTCGTAACTCGTCCAAATTCAGCCAATTACATTGTCTCGGTCGACCGGTGGTTGCGCCGTATTCCTCTCCTAAGTCGCGAAGAGTTTGAAACGTAGGATCGTCTGGTTCAAAAGACTTTGTGCCAACGTATGTCTCATAAATCTTTGCGACCCCCCATACATCTCGGATCCATCGGGGGTCGACGGCATTTAAAAACACACTTCCTATACCGCAATGACTAGAAGTGACATATGGATAGTCGCCCCAATCCACATCCAGACCAAATCCCTGTGCTCCCTCGCATAATACTTTAACTGTTTTATCATTATGAAACTCCTCATATAAATCTATAATATAGGGCTGCAACGAACTGGTTTCGTAAGCTCGTATACCCTTGCGCGCATATTTGTCGCGATACGCCGGGCCATTGCCGCGGCGCGTTGTGCCAATCTTATTTTCATCACGTTCTTCAACAAGATGTTTTTCTGTAATTACATGTGCATTCTTGGCAATAAAAAGCTTACCATGCAATTGAATTCCAGCTTCTTGAAGTTCTTTTACTTCCTCAAAAAAATGTTTAGGACTGATCACGCACCCAGGCCCAATAATAGACTTAATGCCATAAAATACCCCAGCTGGAATATGATGTGTTACAAACTTTCGACCTTCGTGATATATTGTGTGGCCAGCGTTGCACCCTCCATTAAATCTTAAAACATGCGTATAACTTTTGTTCTTCGATAAGTAGTGTGCAACTTTTCCTTTTGCCTCATCACCGTGTTGTAATCCTAAAACTACGTCAGCTAACATTTTGAACCTCATTTGAATTTTTAGCTTTAGAGCGCTTTATCAAATCAATTAAATTGTTCTGTAAACGTCCCTTCCAGGGTTTTTCCTGTATTTCTTCTTCAGTTAACGCCATGCGATTTAAAATTAACTTAGCCTCACGTCGCGATAAGTAAAGTCTAAATAAAAATGATGGTACTTTTACTTCAGACATAAAAAACTCCTGTTTTTGGTACCCCCTGTAGGGATCGAACCTACGACCTGCGGATTAAGAGTCCGATGCTCTACCAACTGAGCTAAGGAGGCTCGACATGACTATATTATACTAACAACTTAACACTTTGTAAAGGACTAGTACGTACAATAATCATCAATATATTCCCATCCGCAAGAATCGTCCCACAGACACCATTCCTCGCGACAACCCCAACCGATATACCAAGTACAACATATGTAATCCCAACCTGAATCGCACCATGCTGCGTTGTAGTTGTATGGCTCGATGTCAGAACATGGATATTCATATAGAACCTCCACATACGGGGCAGACCCAGAATGATCGTAAGTGTTGGGCTTTTCGACCATTATGCAGCCGGCTAATAAAAACAAACATATAATACTAAGATACTTCATTACTATTTCCTTTAGGTTGGTTTGGTGCACCCGACAGGATTCGAACCTGCGGATAGTATTTTTTGTTCTATCCAACTAATTATACTATATGGTAGATCCACCAGGACTCGAACCTGGAATAGAAGATTAGAAGTCTACTGTGATATCCCTTTCACCATGGATCCATATATTTTTATTATAACCACCAAAGAGGAAAAGTAAATGAAAACATGTGCAGATTGTAAAAAGAACCTAGACGAGTCTCAATTTTATCGAAAAAATGCTAAAAGACTCCAATCTAAATGTAAAAACTGTCACAATCGCTATTGTCAAGATCGCTGGGCACAGCGCAAAAAGATTGCTGTCGAATACAAAGGCAGCGCGTGTGAAGATTGCAAATTAACATACCCTATGCCTGTATTTGAATTTCACCATCTAGACCCTTCTCAAAAAGAGTTCGGCTGGAACAAGATGCGCCTAGTGGGCAATGAAAAGTTATATAAAGAACTTGATAAGTGTGCCTTACTGTGTGCGAACTGTCATCGCATTCGCCATTACTGTTCCAGCTGAGCTACGGGCGCATAAATAAAGCCCCTTTCGGGGCGCTTCTCAAATTAAAACGACTAGCGCAAGATACATGGCACAGCCAGATATCATGATGTTCTTGAAGAGACCATCACCACTGTAACGTGAAAAACCATTCATTTTGTTTCCTCCTTTTTGAATTGTATATATAGTAACTTGTTCAGCAAAGTAAACAAATAAATTTTGTCGTGGTGTAAGCCTTTGAGAGGGCTCGAACCTCCGGCCTGCTGATTACAAATCAGCTGCTCTGCCAACTGAGCTACAAAGGCTTAACTATAGTTTTTCAAAATCCAATCGTACATTGCAATACCAGAACTGGTACCGACGTTTAAACTTCTGACTGATCCAAACTGTGTTATATTAACACAATAGTCACACTCTTTTAAGAGTAAAGGAGAAATTCCTTCACCCTCTTCACCGAATATCATCAGTGCATTATCTGGCCACTCAAATGTTTCCATCGAGACACAACAATCTAAATTGTTATCGAGCGCAACAAAAACATACTTTTCCTTTAACTTAAGCAACTCATCGAAATCATTGAGATAGTTTAAATCAACGTAATGGTGTGTACCAACAGTGCCGCGTCGATCAAAACGCTTGCGACCAATATAGAATACTTGCGAAGCATTGAAGGCATTGGCATTCCTGATCATTGTGCTAATGTTAAAATCGCCCTTCCAGTGCTCCATTAAAACTGCGAACGGATGTGCCTTGGCACGTAAATCGTTTTTGATTTCATTGACGCTCCACGACTTATACTCGTCGAGCACATTATACTTCCAAGCGCTCCAGCGTTCATTCTCGGACGTCTTCAAAAGTACTCCTGTGAAAATCCAATATGGCTGCAGCTGCAGCGTCACGCGTGCTATATGAATTTAAATTTGCAACAGGCCCGTTGCCAATCCTAACCATCGGAATATAAGATACTATAAATCTTTCACTCACCTTTACTCTTAAAGATTTGTCCGCACGAATGGCGGGCCAATCAATGTTTTTATTTTCTTTCAAGAGGGTAAAAATCTCACCCAGAAAAAGTCCGTCATACCAAACATTTATTCTGTCAGTATGTGCTTGTTTCTTGTATGTAAATTTCACCATACCTCATTTAAAATCTGGAGTGGGAACACAAGTTTCTGGATCAATAGTGACCTCGTTATTCTTGTGGGCCTCGATGAATTTTTGAGCTGCTCTTTTGTTGCGAAAATTTGTAAGGTAAATCATCTTTTCACCAGCTTCGAGAATTACCTCATAGCAGCCGCGCGCTGCGTGCCTAATTTGATAGGGCGCGATATCTTTCATATATTAATTATAATAACGCTGCGGTCATCGTCAAGCTTTTCTTTTTCTTGTTGCTCATTTTCCTTCATTTTTCGGACATGTTCCTCCCACTCGGGCGGAGGCAGAGGAATTTGTACATACGGTCTTTCCCATTCACTCATTTTGCAACTCCTTAATGATTTTTTTTAGCTCTTGATTTTTATCACGTAATTCGTGAATAAAATCGTTCATTTCATGAACAGTTTGAATCAGAAAATCATATCTTTGTCTTAAGATCTCTAATTCCTGTTCATGTGTCTTCATCGGCCCTGGCCGCGATATGGCTTCTTTCGGCGGCGGGCCTTGCTAGGTGTGCTGCCGGCACGCTGGCCGCTGTGAAACGTTTCACCTCCCGAATGGGGGGTTCTAGAATAAGTCCCACTTCCCTGCGAAGTCTTCTTGGGTGCATAGCCAGTGCTATACACAATTCCTCTAATCTTTGCCATTTTATCCTCCTTATAATAAATAGACTAATCGACGCGTCAAACGTCTTAAAAAAAAGGGCACCAGTTGGTGCCCTTCAGAAACTTAAGATCTTAAAAAGATTACTTAATATCAATACATAGCGGCTTTGCTTCGGGCCTGGTCGGTACGACGAGCCTCAACAAACCATTCTCAAACTCAGCTGTTGCCGCATTAAGATCTAAGTTGTTGTCATAGTTAACATAGGTCTTTGTAAAACTTCGGCGAGCAATTCGCTTGGCGCTGGATGTCTCTGGCGGCACAGAATGATTGGCGCTAACCGTAATAGACTTCTTTTCGGGCTTGATCTCAATTGAAAGATCCTTCTTCGAAAATCCGGCCAAGGCAAACTCCATAACGGTATTTCCGTTATCTTCTCGATATATATCAGCCACTGGATATCCCTGTGTGGTCCTCTGCATCAATTGTGGAAAGTCCAGCATTGAATCAAAGATATCCTCAAAAACACTCCGACCCAGAAGGCTCGGACGGTAATTTGCAAGTGTTGTACTAGTCATAATATTTTCTCCTTTTAAAGCAAGTACTTAAGCGAGAATCCCTTGCGGCAAGACTCGCTACACCCAAATAATAAACACCAAAAAACTCCAGTCAAGGAGAAATATTATTTTTTTTAATGAATAGAGAGAGAATAATTTAGTTTTAATAATTCTACGGTGGCGAAAGCTTTAGATAAAATAGCATTTTCTGTCATAAACAAATCTTGCTCTGACATCGCGACGATATTAATGTCTTTTTCCTTGTCGGGCATCGTGTTATAATTAAGATTACTTTTTAAAATTCGCCATATGTGATAATTCGAAGAGAATGAATCACATAGCAAAGACATCACTCTCAGATCCAATATATCCTCTTCACTTTTATCTGCCAGAAGATCTGTAATTATTTCAATTTGTTCATCGGCATGCTGTACTAACGCTAACGCATGTTCTTCATCCAAAGAATAGAGAATTGATTTTTTTTCATCGTCTGGCATTCTTTTAACTCTTACCTTCTAGGCGCTGTAAAAGATCAGTGTAACCTCCAACAAGCTTGTATGTGCCTTCTTCCATTTCTTCAAATACCATAGGAACCGTTGGCCAATTATAAACTTCTTTCATTTCACTTAAAGCCAAGGGTCTTTTATCAAAAGCAACAGCACTAAATGGTATATCCGCATCGCGTAAAAACGTGGTCGCTTTCACACAAAAGGGACATTTTCTCTTCACATAAAGGATAAATCTTTTATTCATATCAACCTCCTAATTTTTCCAATATTGATTCTAAGTCACCCACTATATTTATGGTGTGAGACGCATTGCTTGCTCCCGACAACATAAAAATTTTTACAAATTCAACTCTTTTATCCAGGTTCGCGGGCCACATATCAAAATTCATAAGTTTTTGTCTCAAGTTACGATTAGGCTTCACAACCACTACGAATTCACGATTGATCAAGACCTCGTGCATGGTAAACCTTTCGTTTTCCTTGGGTAATTTTTGTCTATCTTCCCTTATTTCAACCAACGGTACCAAATTAGACATTATACACCTTTCTTTTTTCTACATACCATACGTCACCTTGAAAATATACTCCAAGCTTGTTTTCCTGTTCCTCGCGCACTAACAAATATTCTGGCTTTTTTAAACAAAGGACTTTCTTGGGCTGTCCATCTGAATATTTTGTTAAATTTGTGTCCGAAGGTATATATACTAATTCGCCCACCGTGCTACTTCTCATTTAAAATCTTATCCATGTTATCTTTATAATTCTGTAGGGAATCTAAATCTATATCTGGAAAGTCGGGAACAGGCTCCTTGGTTTGAAAATTATTATCCTTCACGAGCTTATTGTAAAGATCTTTGATATCTCCCAAGGAATCAGGTAAGTCTGATAAAATTCCTTGACTATATTTTTGACGAAGATCCGAGGCCTCTTTTGAAGAATTGGGAGTTTCCATGGCGGCCGGCTCAAAAGAGGCCGAGTCGGCTGAAGGCTCCTCTTCATTTACTTCTCCTCCTTGTTGCTGCAGCGTATCTTGATACCCCTGCATTAAGCCAGCACACTCTGCCAAGATCGAATCGATAGTAAACATCTTTTTCCTTAGAAAATCAATATCCTTGATAAAATCGTCTATTTTCGTGACGTCGAGGGCCCGGGCCAACTGTGACAATATTTTAAGCTGCTCGACTGTTTTACCATATGTGGTGTTAACACGCAATGGCACTTCTTCAATATCAACTACTTGTTGTATTGTTACTTTCATTTAATTCTCCACTATTCCATAGTTTGTTGTTATTAATGTTGATGCGACTGAAACGGCATTTATCAAGGCGACGCGCGTAACTTTTGCAGGATCAATAATTCCGGCCTCAATCATATCAACAATTTTTTCTTCTTTAAAATCATAGCCCGCATTTTGTGTTTCATTTTCCACCATGTTAACTATGATATCAACAGATTCTCCAGCATTTTTTGCCATCTGCCGGATGGGCTCGTAAGCCGCTTTTTTCAAAATTTCAGTACCCAAGCGTTGATCTTCGTTTTCTGTATCGACTTGTAGATCTTGTGTTGCTCGAATCAAAGCAACGCCGCCGCCAGGAAGAATTCCTTCTTCTTGCGCTGACTTAATCGCTTCTAGGGCGTCTTCAATTCTGTGTTTCTTTTCGATCATTTCAACTTCTGTGGGCGCGCCAACCCTGACAATGGCAACACCGCTAGCTAGTCTAGTTATCCTTTCTTGTATTCTCTCACAGTCTTGAAAATTATCATTATTTTTGATTTGGCCTTTGAGATCCTCAATCAAATTATCAACTTTTTCCCAGTTTGCGCTTCCGCCCACAAAAGTTGTGCTGTATTTAAAAATCTCGGCTTTTTTGCAGCTGCCAAAATCTACTAATTTAACTTCTGTTAACTTTTTACCAGACTCGCGGCTGACAAATGTACCGCCCAAAGAAAAAGCCATATCACTAAGAATTTCACGACGTTCTGTTCCATAGCGAGGCGCTTTGGCAGCTGCCACCTTCATCGTGCCTCGAACGGTATTCATGATGAGTGCTGCGAGTGCTTGGCCTTCGACTTCTTCAGCAACAATTATAAGAGGCTTTCCCTCTCTTGCAATTAACTCAAGTATTGGAAGGATGTCTTGTACATTATCAATCTTGTAATCTGTCACCAAAACATAAGGATCATCGTATTCAACAACACCCCTTCTTTGATCTGTAATAAACGCATTTGCGAAGAAGCCGGAATCAAAATGAAAACCTTCGACCAAGTCAAGTGTAGTCTCAAATGACTTGCCGTCCTCTACACTAATCGACCCATCATGGCCGGCTTGCTCAACTGCCATCGAAATAAGCTTACCAATGGACTGATCATTGTTCGCAGAAATAGTTGCGATATGTTCTATATCTTCTTGTGATTCAATGGGGCGAGAGATGTCTTTCAAGTTGTCGACAATCACTTCTAGAGCACGATCCATGCCGCGCTTGAGTTCAACCGGGCTTGCACCGGCCGAAATGTATTTCTGAGCCGCATTAAGAATCGCCCTCGCCAAAATCGTCGATGTTGTTGTGCCGTCGCCGGCAAAATTTGCAGTTTGTGACGCAGCTTGTTTAAGTAGTTGCGCACCTGCATTTTCAAAAAGATTATCAAGATCAACAAATTTAGCAACTGTTACGCCATCTTTCGTAATAATTGGATTTGTTCCCTTCTTGTGTAAGAGAACGTTTCGTCCTCTTGGTCCAAGTGTCGAGCCAACGACATCTGCTAATTTATTTACCCCATCTAATATTTGGGTCTGTAGTTTCTTCCCGCTCTGATATTGCTTTGATGTCGCTTCTTGTGTCATTTACACCTCGTTCTAATTCTATGACTTTTGTTTGGAGTACTGCTGCTTCGAGCTTTAGCTCATTATAAACAGCATCCGCGTGACGATGCATTTCGTTTATTTTACCTTGTAGGTATATACCTATGATAGCCCCTATTAATATAAGACTAATCAGCACAATTGTCAAGGATAAAATTTGCATTTTTTAAATTATTCTCGTCTAATACCCCTAGACATGGGATTCGCGACTGCCGGGCCAGCTGCACGTCGGCGGCGCCTGGAGTCGGCACCTGCACCACCAGTAGAAGCTGCGGGGCCTGATGATCTGGGCTTGACCCCTGAAATTTCTGATGTTTTTTCTTCAATACTGCCTGCATTTTCAAGGGCGTTGGTGGCTAAGCTATCATCAGACAGCCCACCGGCAAAATAAGAACCTATATTTTGTGTTAAACTTTTCAAATTCTTGAAAATTTCAAAAACTGATTCATTAATCACTTTGCGCGCCTCTTCAACCATATCTCTGACTTTGTCCGCTCCGATTTCAATAGACCCAATTAAAACCTTATTCTGATTTCCTGGGAATAATTCGCCAGGTGTGGGGCTGGCCATGTCTACGATATTTTCTACCATTCTCTGCGTCATGTTAAAATGACCGGTGTTAACATACCCATATGAAACTAATAAACATTTCTTTTTTAAATCTGGGCTGGCCTCATCATAAAATGCCCTTGATGCCTCCCAGCGCGCGGGCTCGCTGTCCCCCCAAAAATAAATCTCATTTAATTCTTGTTGTCTTGCTTCTTCCCGCTCGTCTTTGGCAAACTTTTTTCTTAAAATTTCGTTTGCCTGAAGTGTTCCACGATATAATGCCGATGCTTTAACAATGTTTTGATTAACGTCCGTATTGATCAAGAATTGTTTGACTAGTCTAATCAGCGGTGCAGTATAGAACTTCCCTTTATTTTTGCCCGTAGCCTCTCTGGCTACCAAATCTTCACTTTTTGCATAGTTGAGGCGATCCAGAAAAGTTTCAAGGTTGAACTTCTCGGGATCAACTTCGGATTCGATTACCTCTCTATTCTCTTCATACATTTGTGTGAAAATTTCAATAAAACTACTCTCTAGCTGCTCTGGGGATGGATCACCAAGTTTCTTTTCCGGAAGACCCTCCACCTGTTGCCCTTTTGAATCCAAAAATGGCTTTGGCAACAAAATATTGTTCTTGGATCTCTTGCTTGAGCGTGAAATAATATTAAAAATATTGTCCAAATTAAAATTAAATCTATAAAAATCTAAAGTACCATTTTGATCAAAATCTTCTCCGGAAAGTTTTTTTGTAACCGAAATGTATTGCATCTGTTCTGTCCCAACAATATCATTAACCAGATCTGTAAACGAGCCACCAACTTCAAGTTGCCCTTCTTTGTAAAGTTTGAGCGATATCGGAGTTCCGTCGGCAGCTGTCAAGTCAGCGATTGTATCACTATTTGTTGGCACCTGTTTGCCGCCCAAAAGAACTGCGAGGAAGGATTCAAACGAAAATCCGGCAGATGCGGCGTTAAAGTGTGTAATGATCATAGTCAATGTTTTAAAAAAGGTTAAAATAGAAATTGTTTGTGCAATTGTTTCCGCTTTTGTTTTGCCTCCGGTCGTGGCGCCGATGGCCTGGGCCGGATTAGAATAAAAATCTGACAGAGATTTTAATTTTGCTTGAAGATCGTCGCCCTTGATGTTTCCTAAATACTGTTGCAGCTGGGCTCTTTGCTCAGTGGGAACTTCCTCTCCCTCAACTGTTCTCGTTGTTGACCAACCGATCTCAGAAACTGGTACGGAGGGTATTAATGATAAAGAGCCCATGTCTTCTTGAAGCAGGAATTCGGATTCAAACTCTTTCATTCTTGCTTCCAGCTCCATTAATAAATCAAATGGTTCGGTCTTTTTATTTTCTTTAATTATTTTCAGCGCGCTGTCAATAGACGCTTCATCCATTTTAAATTCCATAACTATAATTAGGCCTCCATCTCTTTAATATTATCAACAATCTCATCAAGTTTTAAGCCCGCAGTGTCAATTTTATTTTTAGTTAAATTATAGTGGTTGATAACACCTTTGAATTTATTTTTAACTGCTGGCTGATAAACCGTGGTGCACAAGAATCCATTTTCATCTTTTGGATAATCATAAGGAATATCATATGTTTTGCAGAGAAAACGTATCAATGCAGAATAAGCCTGAATCTGTATCGGATAAAAACCCAAGTGATTTGGTAATCTTCTGCCATGTACAACACTATCATTTAGTATAGGTCTCAATCCTAAGCCTTTTTTTGTGTAGGCTTTCATATATTTAGTATAATAAGCATTAGATATATCAACTCCAATCGAATAATTGTTGGCTCCCCTGGCATGCCACGCAACGTTGTTCGGGTCAACTAACTGAACAATTGTCCCATCATTATCAATCACAAAATGTGTAGAAATATTTCTCTTTTCTAAAACTCTTTTACAAGATTCAGCAGAAGTACAAACATCCCAATGAGTTACAATAACACGAGGCTTTCTACATTTTCTAGATGTCCTATAGCATTTTGAAGGAAGCAGGTCGCGCTTCACCTTGTGCCACGCAATTGGCTTAAGCTTGCCATTGATTACAATATCATTGGGGCCCTCAAGAGAATCTTGTTGCATCTCAAATTTGAGTTGCAACCTTCGATATGTGTTGGTGCCAATAAGCCCATCAGGCTTTAAATCATGATTAATTTGAAACTGTATTATAGAATCAATTAAATTGCTATCAAAGCCATCTTCACCCAGCCAGGAGGGAAACCACCCTAGTTCCTTAGAAGATTTCTTATTGTATCTAATCTTTCTCCACATCATATTACTATATCCGCTATTCCCAATTCCACGGCTTCTTCTGCCGATAAATACACATTGGTCTTTTTCTTAATTAGATTTCTCAAATATCTTTCCGTCATATTTGTTTCCTCGGCGAGTGCGCGAATGTACATCTTTTGTGTAACCTTGGCTTCATCAAATTCATTTTCAATATCTGCCAGGTGACCATGTTGGCCTGAAACCACGCCGTGTATCATTACTCTACAAAATCTACCAATTCTACGCTCGCCTTTCGTACCACCGGCCAAAAGAAGAAGGCCGGCGGACATAACCTTGCCTAATCCGATTGTATGAATCGGTATTTTCTCTCTTATTTGCCGCATCATGTCATATAAGGCAAACATCTCAACAGCAGATCCACCAAATGTAGAAACAAAAAAATCAAACGGTTCGTAAGCTTCTATCAATTCAGATTCAGGATCTTCAACGTCCGATAGGACTAATTGCTGTCCTGATTTTTCTAACAAAAGCATCGAATAAAGTATTTCAGAACATCGTTCTTCGTTAATATCTCCATATAGGCCAGTTACGCGAAGTTCTGGCCGGCTTTCGTTTGCGCTATTATCTAAATTTAAGAGAAATGATAGATCTTCCGGTGCTGTTTCTTTACTTTCCTTTTTATCGGTTTTTTCCTTTTTATCGGTTTTTTCCTTTTTATTGCCAAGCATACTAAACTCCTATTTTTCTAGTAATTTTACTGCAGATTTCCAATCTTTGAACTTTAAAGTACTTTGAATACTTCGCGGACAACAAGAAATAATTGTGTTTATAATCATGATTCTCCAAAGTTCGTGAGTTTGCACATTCAATTTTTCTGCATTTTGTACTTGTTCTTCATTTGCTCCTTCTTTCTCCGAAAGATCGCTTTGTCTCTCAATCAATAAGAGCATTTGTTCATCAACTTTCTTGGCCATGAATAAAGAGCCCATCAAAGTTTGAGTAAATAAGTTGATTGAGGTACCTATACCAAAAATATAAGATAAAAATTTATAAATTAAAGCACCACTTAAAAACCAAAGTAAATTTGTTAACATCTCATCTTCCATTATAAACTCATTCAAAAAAAAAGGCAAGGAAAATTTCCTTGCCTTTTAAAACTCAACATTTAAAAAATTACTTATTTCTTAGATTCTTTGATCAAGCGAGCGGCTACTCGGCGGACGACTTCGGCCACCAGGCCACCTTCTTCTTCTTCCTCGGGCTCAAGGCCGACTTCTGCACCGCCGGGCTCCAATTCATCACCCGGGAGGCCTTCTACACCTTCTTCCCCTTCAGGATCTTCTAGAGGATCTTCTAGAGGATCTTCTAGGGGATCTTCAACCCCCTCTTCGCCTTCGGCTCCCTGAACTGTAATATCGGTATCCGTATGCTTGACAATAACATCTACAAGATCTCGGACAAATTCTTCAACATCTTCAAGGCCTTCTTCTTCGACGACATCGACCTCTTCTAGGGCTGACTCTGTCACCTCGTCGCGACTGTATGTATCGTGCATCGGACCCATCTCTTGCAGATCTTCGCTCTCTTCTAGCCCCTCGTCTTCTTTAATTTTTTCAATAAAATTTTCACTGAGGGTGCCAATATCGGCAAATTTCATAAATTTTCTAATTTCTGATTCGTTTAGAAGGCTCTTTTTCATTACGTTAACTCCTGATGAATAAAAAGAATTCAAAGTAAATAGTATTTAAAATACTAAAGTTCATCTTTTAAAAGATATTCGACCAGTTGGGGGTCGTTTAAAAGTATTTTTTTTAAAGCTGCGTCCTCAATTTGTTTAACTCTAACAAAACTAATTCCTAGTCTTTTGGCAACTTCTCGCAAGGTCATTGTGTCGCCGTCGTTTTTTTCTATTGCTTCAAAAGTACAATTTAAATCTTTTGAATGATCGATCCAATGTCGACACTCACTATCCTTACAGGGCGTTTTTCCAAGACGCACTTTTTGTAAACATCCTAAACATTTCATAATTCGGGGAACTCTTCGGCGATAATATCAAATATATCTTCAATCTCGTTTTCGTTCAAGGCAAACTGTTTTTGCGTTTCATTATATTTTTTCAAATCTCTTTCAACTTGTTTTCGTTTTCGAATGCCTTGAACCATATACTTCTCCTTATGTTCATTAACATATTTCATTATATGTTCATTTTTTTCCAAGTAGCCAGTAATCATCGCTCGAAAAAAATGAGACTGTGTGAAGCCATCTAACTGCAATCTAATTCTTAAATCAACCTGGCGCTTGTCAGAATCCCAAAACATTAATTTTTTACGATTATTTGGATCCGGACGCGAAGGATCTTTTGGCATCAATCTCTCCTTAAAATGTGGGTGGAACTTTCGGATTGACCAGAATGTGTCTGTCGGATGAAAGTTGCTTTACATCGAAGCTCTTGCAGGCTTCGTACGCCAGAGTAAGAGAGACCACTGCGTATACCCCCAGCAAGATCTTTAAGAATAGTATTAACACTACCTTTATACGGAACGGTAGTTGAAATTCCTTCCGGCGTGGAGGATTTGCCACGCCAGTCATTTTGTGCGTCGGCCGATGCCATACCTCTGTACACTTTGTATTTTTTGCCTGAATTGCTTGAGAAGACTTCACCGGGCGTTTCCTTCGTGCCGGCGAGCAACGAACCTATCATAACAAAATCTGCGCCGCTGGCCAATACTTTAACTATATCGCCAGAAGTTTTTATCCCGCCGTCGGCAATAATTTTTACATCATATTCACTTTTGGCACAATCAAGTACGCTCTGTAATGTTGGTATTCCATGGCCGGATATTAAACGAGTAGAACAAATAGAGCCTCCTCCAATGCCAACTCGTATGGAGTCTGCGCCCCACGAGGCCAAAGCATCAAAGCCTTCAATCGTTGCCACGTTGCCGGCCATAATATGTATACTATCCCCAAAACGATCCTTAAGTGTTTTAAGGCACCTCTCCATCATAATATGGTGGCCATGAGCAACATCAACACATAAAAAGTTAACGCCGATCGATCTAAGAGCCATGGCACGTTGTTCAAAGTCGCCAGTCATTCCAATTGCAGCACCAATTTTTGCATCTTGGTCACCGAAGAGCACTTTGGCTGCAATTCTGGCCTGCTCTTCAATTTCATTATATCGGTGAATAATGCCACAACCACCCTGTTTTGATATCGCTAACGCCATGTCGGCCTCGGTCACTGTATCCATCGGACTAGAAATAATTGGTAACTTGAATTTTAAATTCTTGTCCAAGCTGCTTCCTATGTCAACCTGACCCCTGCTTTTAATGCTGCTATACCGCGGTACCAACAAAACATCATCATAAGAGATAGTTTCTTTCATATCGCCTCCTTTTCGCTTTGGATGTTTGGAAGGGGCTCATCAATAACAATCAAAGCTCCTATATTTGTATAATTCTCAAAATACCAATGGTATTCATTCTTTTTCAAAAGCTGGATTACTAACTTATGCATATAATCTGATTTTCCAGTAATAATTTTGAAAGGTGTTTCCGGATATTGTAATTTGTTTATAAATTTTAATAATTTTTCTTCTACTTCGCTGTGACGCGTCGCATGCAAATCAAGTGTTTTCATCAAAGCTCTCCAAATATCTTTGTAGATACCAAATTGCTTTTTCAATATCCTGTTTCGGATTACCTTTATGCTTGTGTCTAGAAATATATTTAATTGCACTCCCACAATGAAAATCTAAATTCCAATCTTCTATGACATCAATCGTTTCATATTTTCCCGTATTATAATGTTTTGGATGATTAACCTTGGGTTCGTATATTTCATCTCCCAGCTGCGCGTCGGGTAGTGGATTAATTTGTTGAATTTCACGGGTGAGGCCTCGTGAATCTCTTTCGTGTAGGTCTGCCAAACTACCCATCGCGCGTCCCGCGATCATCTCGCGCCAAGCTTGTTTATTAATTTTCACTAGAATCCCCCCCCTGGCATATCGTTTAGCGGATGAATATTGTTTGACGCGTCTGTGCTTCCGAGGGCGCCGTGGCCACGATCTGAAATAGTAATAGGATGCCGATAAAGCTCGCCCTTCGAGGCCTGGCGGGCGCGGAAGGACACGACTGGCACCATAACAACTTGCGCAATCTTGTTGTAATTAGAGATTTCCTGACTTTCATTTCCAATGTTGTGCAAATCAATGAAAACCTCTCCATCATAACCACTATCAATGATATGCGCGCCAACTATCAAAGAACGTTTGGCGCCCATGCTCGATCGATTACACACCTGAAGCATATAACCATGTGGTATGGCGAACGCCAATCCCGTTGGGATAACGGCATTGTCTCCTGGTTCAATTGTTACTGATTCAAGAAGATCCGCATATATATCTAGCCCTGCATCTGAAGGATTCGCCCTCGTGGGCGTTAGGATCCCAGGATGCTCTTTGGTGAACTCAATTATCATTCTTTACTCCTTGCAAATTCTTCAATGATATTTTTTGCCTTTGTCCAGCATTCAGGACAATAAAGATTCACTTTCTTTTCTTTTTTGCGTACCACGACATTCCAACTTTGAACCTGCTCTTTGTCTTTTTTATCAAAGGGCTTATCACAGGTCAGGCAAGCATCGCCGAGCTTATCAAACATAAACATCTTTTCTTGTAATTCTTTCTCGGCTCTTTTCTTTTTGGCACGTTGTATTTTTCTTTTTGCTCCACTCATAATATCAAACTCCTTTTAGTTTGTCAATGCAATATTATATAATTTTTTGCCCTCGGCTAAAAAACGCTTGATTGTTCCCTGCTCTATCTTCTCTAAAATTTCAAGCTGTGTGTCACAGTGGTATTTTTCTAACACTTTAAACTCAAAAGCATCCAAACCATATTTATTGTAGTCTTCCTGCAGAAAACGATTTCTATGATTCTGCTTTGAAAGACGCAACTTGTGTAGTCTCCAACGAATCTTAAGTTGCGTTGATGCTCCTACATAAATTAAATTGTTTATTTTATTCTCAATAATATAAATTCCTGTAGGGAGCTTATCATTGTACTGTCTTTGGTAATCGACCACTTTCTTTTTATTGTTTTTTCGGTACTCTACTTGATATAGTCGTCGCTTTTCACGGTTTTTTTTGTCATATTCAAGATTATCTTGACGCTTGCAGGGTTTGCAACGCGTGTAGAAGCCGTCTTTCGATCCACACCATGTGGTGAAATTCTCCGACGTTAAAAGCTTCTTTTCACCACATTTTGTACAAACTTTTGTTTCCATATTTACCCCAATAATACCAATCGATTTTTATTTAGCCTCAAACTAAATCCCCAATCTTCACTAAAACTCAATTGAGCGCCGTAAGGACGATTCAGATGAATTAGATCTCTGCGGGGATCGACGCCCCAAACTCTAATAGTATTAACAGTTGAAGTATTGTCGATAACTTTTAATATCCAGTATGGCTTATCATTTTTCGTCTTCTTGGCAATTTTTTCACGTGGAATAAACCAGGCTGCTCCAAGTTCTGGATCCCAATCGCCGAGCGCTGGAACCTCATATCGCTGTATTGCGGCCCGAACATCTTTCGAAAGAACAATATCAAAAGGAAAAATTCCCGTCAAATCTGATATATTATTAATCTTTTCCTCTCGCGAGAATTCGCCCTCATTATGAAACTCCTGAATATTGTCTTGTAATTTCTTTTTGTTCTTTGGGCGATTTTGAACGCAGGCCATCCAAAAGTGTTTCATTCCCGTAAATGTATCGTCAACAATTTCATCCAGCGCGCCGGAACGACATAATACATCCAATGCTTTCTTGTTCAATTTGGAATAAGTAACTCCTTCTTTAAATAATAGATCTTCAGCATTTTCAAATGGACGATTGTCGACAATCTGCTTAATAGCCGCGACGCCCAGGCCTTTGATAGAACTCAAAGGTTGAACCAAAGTCTTGCCATCATCGCTAATTTCCCAAGAAATTCCTGCAGAAGTATTAATATCGATATCTGTTACATTGAAGCCATACTGTTGCGCTAGAGAAATAGCCAACTCTTTGCGTGATTCTGGTTCTTTGTCCAGAAAAGCTGCGACCCAACATTCTGGGTAATAATTTAAAAGCCACGCACACTGAAAAGATAAGAGACTATAAGCAACAGCATGAGACTTGTTAAAACCATACCCACTAAAATACTCAAAGTTTCTCCAGAGTTTAGCGGCGGTGGCTTGATCAATTGACTTAGCAGTGCATCCTTCAATAAATCTTTTTCTGATTTGTTCTTTTTCTTCATTTCCTTTACCTGTGCCCTTCTTTGTCAAAAGCTTACGAAGCTTGTTGCCTTCGTCTAGACTAATGCCGTTGCCAAGCTTGTGAGCCAGCAATGCAATTTGCTCTTGAAAAATAAGAAACCCAGCAGTTTCTTGTGTAACTTCCTTTACTAGATCACTTACATATTGGACCTCGGAAGGATTCCTCTTTGCTTTTACATATGATTTATCAACATGGGCGCTTAAGGGGCCCGGGCGATAAATAGAAGTAATAGCAGAAATATCAATGATACTGGTGGGTTTTGCCGATTTACAAAAGCGCTGGGCCCCTTCATTTGTAAACTGGAATATTCCAATAAATTTACCCTTTTGAAAGATATTCTTATAGACTTTCTGATCATCCAAGTCAATCTTGTCCGGATGCAAATAAGTGTTATAGTACTCTCTTATATCCTGATAAGTTGGATTCTTAACTCCCTTGTGACGCTGAAGGATGTGACCAACACAAGATTGAATCATTTCAAGCGTCGAAAGACCAAGTAAATCAAACTTAATAAAACCCATGGGCTCCAAATGTCTCACATGCTGGCCCTCGGCCCACGGCGTTTGAACAACGCCGCCTCTATTAATAAGAGGCATGTGCTTATCCAAATCTTCTCCGATAACGACGCCGCCGGCATGACGGCTGACGGAGCGCACCTGTCCGTACAGGGCCTCAATATGAGTTTTAATATGCGGATACTTTATCAAGAAATCCTGTAAAGAATCAGAATATTGCATAAGTTCTTCGAAGTCTGGAATGTAGAGGCCGGCCTTAATTCCTTTTGCTGCCTTTGCTTTTGGAGTGGCTTCTTTAACCATTCGACCGGTCACTCGATTAACTTCAGGAAAATCTATCTCATAAAACTTTGAAATATCTTTGATCAAAGACTTAAGTTGCAAAGTATTGTAATTTGAAATTGGTACAACATTTGTTTCGCCCCAAGCTTTAGCTAAAATTTCTTTGAGGCCAAATGCATCACTGACATCGTAATCAATGTCTGGGTAATCAGTTGCATCAGAACGCAAGAAACGACTAAATAGCAAACCATGCTTGATAGGATCAATCTGTGTAACGCCTAAAGCATAGGCTACAAGAGAGCCTGCGGCCGAGCCGCGCCCGGGGCCTGAGAGCATATTGTCGTTTGCCTTGTCAGCGATGGCCTTCATCGTCAAAAAGTACTTTGAAAATCCGCGATCAACAATAACATTTAATTCATGCTGAAGTCTCTGTGTGTACTCTTCGTTATCATCCAGATTTAAATTTCGCAAACCTGCGATAGAGATCTTAAGAAGTGCCTCATCTGCGGTCTCGCCCTCCGGTACAACAAAGCTAGGAAGACGCACTGTATCATCGGGCATGAAATCCTCAATGCGTTCATGTGCGATATAATGAGTTTTTACAATAGAATCGTAGATTAAGTCATCATCGTAAGCCACTTGACATTCTTCCGAATATTTGTTGTATGACTCCCACATTTGATCACCATTTTTTGGATAAAGCTCCATTCCTACTTCATCAACGTCGATTGGTAACTCTGACGTTAACCATTCCGGCTTTTTAGGACGATTAAGAAAGCCTAATCGCTTATACAATTCTCGATCCTTCCACGCATCCGGATTTGGATAATGGCTATCGGCTGTAGAAATAAGTTCTAATCCAGTCTCTTGATGCATTTGAATAACATATTGATTCAGCTCATGCTGCGCCGGTACGTTATTCCACTGCAATTCTCCGTACCACCGGTCTCCCAAAATAGATTGCATACGACTAGTTGTTTCGCGCATTGCGCCTAATATAGAATCAGGTCCACTATCCAAGTTATCCCAATAATCACCAGCGTAAACGCCGCCCAAACAAGCAGACGAAGCGATAATCCCTTCATTATATTTCTCCAATAATTTATAATCAACGCGAGGATAGCGATAGAAATGGTCGCCTTGATGTGTCTCAGAAACAATCTTGAATATATTATTCAAGCCTGTCTGATTCTGTGCTATCAAGACCAAGTGGCGCCGAGCTTTAATTAAATTACTCTTTTGCTTCGAGGCGTCCTCGTCTTCTGTTACCAGCCGGCCATCATCTTTTTCAAGACCCTTGGCTGTCTTCTTATCGGCCTTGGCCTCTTCATATGCTTCCTTCCACTTCGTGATAGAAGGAACAAAGTAAGCCTCGACACCAAATATTGGCTTGAAAGTCTTGCCCGCGGCCTTCATCTTCTTGGCATGGAGCACTTGATATGAAGTGCCATTCATATTTCCGTGATCTGTCAGCGCCAAAGCCCCGCAGCCATTCTGATATGCAAAATCCATGTGATCCTGCGGATATCCAAAGCCATCAAATGGCGATCCAACAACGCTGTGTGCGTGCAATCCTACAAAAGGAATGTTTGATTTTGTACGTTCCATAAGTACCCTCTCTGTTTTTATATTATAGTAATAGAAATCTAAGAGTAAAGAGATAAATATCTTTCGCCGCGATCATAAAGAAAAGTGATAATTGCCCCAGGGCCCTTGTGAGTTTCGGCACATTGTTCTGCTGCCAATATATT